GTTTCTTATTAATTTTGATGGAACTGAAAATCGCGATACCGTTGTAGTTTATTTCCCATGCAAGACTCCAGAAGGTTCCATCCTCACTAAAGATATGGATGTTATCAAACAGCTTGATATGGTTAAAAAACTTCAAACTGTTTGGTCAGATAATGCTGTTTCTGTAACAGCTTATTATAAGCCAGAAGAACTTGAGTCTCTTAAGGTTTGGCTAAAGGATAATTACGAACATAATATCAAGAGCGTCAGCTTTCTTTTGTTCAAGGATCACGGTTTCAAACAAGCCCCATATCAAGAAATCGATGAAGCTGCATATTTAGCAGCTAATGCAAAAGTTAAACCTTTAATCAGCATTACAAACAACAGTTCAGAAATGCTAGATATGGCCGAATGTGCTGGCGGCGCATGTCCAATTAGATAACATGTCAATCGAATCGGTTATAAATTTTTATGATAAAAATGCCGATATAATTAAAAACAATTATCAGCCTTATAATGCTGTTATTCTTCACCCAAACGTAGAACAACATTTTATAAGGCTTTTTTCTTTTGCAGGACTTAAAAAAAACTCAAAGATCCTTGATATAGGTTGCGGCAATGGATTTTTATTAAATCAAGTCTGCATACAATTTAAAGGCTGCGAACTTCACGGTTTAGACATTAGCTCAAAGCAGCTTTCATACGCTAAAAATATTAAAACTTATCATGGAGACATTGAAACTATTGATATAAATGAAAAGTTTGATTACATATTTTGCATGGAAGTTATAGGTTACGCCACAAATCAAATAGAAGTAATAAATAAAATATTGTCCATGCTTAATACAAACGGGACTCTTATCTGTTCTTCTTTTATTTGCGAAGAGATAGACACTTGGCAAAGAGATATAATAAAATACAAAATCGATCAACAAAATAAAGAAGACGGCTGTTGTTACGGTCAGATATCGATAAACGAATTAAATAAAATCGACATCAGAACTTATGATAATATTAAAATAATAAATTCTAATTATTTTAATTTCGCTGAAAAACGTGGTCTTTTTTGGAAAAAAGAAGAAGTACTCAAAAAACATATCCTTTTCAAAGTTAAAATTTGAAAAACATTTTCACAAATATAACATAAATTACATATAAAAAATATGAGCAAGACTATTACAAAGAACACAGTAAAGAACACCGCAAAGACTACCGCTAAGGTCGTTGTTGCTTCGGCCAAGACTGCAAAGCCAGCCGGTAAGCCAACCGCTCCAGCGAAGCCAAGTGGTGGCAAGAAGAAGTAATAAGCAGTAAAAACAAAAAAAGCCGCCCTAAAAAGCGGCTTTAATTTTTTCTACACCTCATTAAATTAGTGTAATTAATTTTAACGCAATAGTATGAACATTACAATCAAACTGCTAATTAAACATTTGTTAACTCTTAAATAATTTAAAAATGAATATATCAGTTAATTTTAGCAGTGAAATTCGAGGGTCAAAAGATAAGAAAACTTTAAACAAGCCTTTTAGAACCTCTAAAGGGCCAAAGAAGTTTTCTGTTTATGTCAAAAACGAGAAAGGCAACATTGTAAAAGTTAATTTTGGCGATCCAAACATGGAAATTAAACGCGATGACCCTGCTCGCAGAAAAAGTTTTCGCGCTCGTATGAAATGCGACACAAGCCCCGGCCCTCGTTGGAAAGCTAATTATTGGTCTTGCAAGATGTGGGAGTCTAAAAAATCCGTAACAGATTATACCTCAAAAGGCTCTATTGATGATGTGATTCACCAATGGGATGGAATTACATTGTGGGAAGAATCTGATCTTTTAAAATTAGCTCCTCACCTAACTCAAGCCGAAGAAATTACTGAAGAAACCGAAACTCAATCCGAAGATATAAGTGAAGAAGTTGCCGAAATGGCAATGGCTCAATTGGCTTATATTTCAGACTATTCTAAAGATTTGCTTGATAAACTCCGCGCAAACCCGAAGATGTCTGAAGAGATTGAACCTTGGGTTCAAAGCAAAATTACTTTAATGGAGGATTACTTATTTTCTATTTATAATTATCTTATATATTCTCAAAAAGCAGAAGAAGATAAAAATGTAATTGAAGCTGGAATGAGAATTCTAAACATTAACACTTCATGCAAACATTATAATAGCGAAGGAATCGTTAAAGAAATTAAAGATCTTCCTGATGACATGGGAAAAATAATTGCTTATGAAGTTATTAACGATGGAGTTAATTTCAAAAAAGGTGATATTTTAACAAAAACAATAGATCAAATCAAAATCCTAGAAGGTAATAAATAACATGAAATCAAATTTAAAATTCGATAATAAAAACTTTATCGCTGAAGTCTCCATCTCTAACATAATGGAGGAAGATGAAGCGGAAATGCATAACGAATATATGAGCGAGTGTATGCTCAAAGACGAATCTTTGATCAACACTGCCGGAATGAGTACGAGTGACGCTAAATACATGTGCGGAATGTCATATATGAAGAGTCGCTCGATGCTCACTGAAATGGCTGGTCAGTTGACAGAAAAACAAAAAACTCTACCTCCAGCACTTCAAAAAGCTATTCTAAAAAACATGCAAAAAAAAGGAAAGCTAAATGAAGAAGGTAAGAAAGAAGCTGGAGAAACACCAGAAGATGAAAAGTCTGAAGCTGCTCAAATCCCAGTATTTCCTCAAGAACCCGCTCCTTCAACTGGAGAAATAAATCCACACCTTATGAACGAAGGAATTAAAATTGATGAAAAACTAAAAGCCGAACAAGAAGCAGCGGCTCCAAAAAATCCAGGTCTACAAAGCCCAACTTTCAATTCAAAAACAGCATAAACAAATCAAATTAACAACCGCTGAACAACCGCTGGGCAACCAGCGGTTTTTTTCGTTGACATCTCCAAAGTTTGATGTATCGTCCATAAGCATGGAAGAAGTTCCAAAAATAAAAAAACCTAGAAAAAGGGTAAAAGATTTTTACCCTTCCGACGTTATTGAAAGAGTCGTGTTTCCTATTCAGAACAATAATCTGTTCTGGAAAAAGGAGAATGCACTTTTTAAAAAGTTAATTACAAAATATCCAAATAAAGATTTTTGGAAGAAAACTCAATTAAAAACTGTTCCTTCTTTAGCTATTTATATTAATATTGAAGCGGAATATCTAAGATTAAAGTATCAAGAGTTTCATTTTCAACCAGAAACAATTAAAGAAGAAATAAAGCTTGGAGATAAAGTTGGAGAAGATTATAATACAACAAAGAAACCGAAATCACTGAAAGACTTTTTAAAATGAAAAAGAAAGAAAAAGAAGAAGTACAACAAAGTAAGATCTTAACGTCGCAAGAGCAAATGAGCAGTTTTTTAAAATCGAATAAAGACTCTCATTACAATTTTGAAGAAACAATTGAATATCGCGTTTCAAGTGGAAGCCTTTTATTTGATTATAAATTAGGAGGAGGTTTAACGACTGGCCTTCATCGATTCATTGGCGTTAACGAAGGCGGAAAGACGAGTTGCGCCCTTCAATTCATGAAGAATTTCTTGGATCAACCTACCAAAAGAAAAGGTTTTTACATCAAAGCTGAAGGACGACTCGGCAAAGAAATGGTTGAGCGGTCAGGCATTAAATTTGTATTTTCTGCTGATGAATGGGTAGAAGGGACTTGTTTTGTTTTTGAATGTAATATTCATGAAACTGTATTTGATGCGTTTCGAGAGCTTGTTCTTAAGAATGACGAAAATCTCAGATATTTTTTCCTTCTTGATTCTGTAGATGGCCTCATTAGAAAAGGCGATTTGGATAAAACTTTTGAAGAGTCTCAGAAGGTTGCTGGTGGAGCAGTCATTGCTGCTGACCTTATGAAGCGTTTATCCATCGCTTTACAAAAGCGTGGACATATTGCCGTATTCATTTCTCAAGTTCGTGCTGACATTAAACTTGATCCATATAGCAGAGTGCCAATTCGCCAAACAACTGCCACAGGCGGAAACGCTTTGTTACATTTCGCTAACTGGATTGTAGAGTTTGATCCTAGATTCAAGGGCGATCTTATCCTTCAAGATGAAAAAGCTAATTACGACGAATATAAAAATCCATATACTGGTCACATCGTAAGAGTTACCGTCAAGAAATCTCCTAACGAAAAAACTAATTCTGTTATTAGATATCCAATCAGATACGGAAGAAAGAACGGTACTTCTAATTGGATCGAAAAAGAAATATTTGATTTTCTTTTAATGTGGGGCTTCGCAGAACAAAAGGGAGCTTGGATTAATTTTGACGAAGACTTTCTCAATATTTTGAAAGAAGCTGGCTTTAATGATTTTCCTGAAAAGATTCAAGGCACCGCTAAGTTTGAATCTTTGATAAACGAGAACGTACCTTTAAAGAAATATCTATTTAAATACATTAGTGATAACATACTAAATTTCTCAAATGGAATTTCTGACGCTGAATAACAAAAAAAAACGTTGTAAAAACTTAAAGAACTATTTAATAGATTGGGATTCTTCAAGTAGAAGCAAGTTGCAAAAAAAAGTTAAAGACTTTTTATATAAATATTGGTCTCGCAGTATTGTATTCGAAGAGTTTCCTGTAGTTGGTACTCGTCTGTCCTTGGACTTTTATAATGCTAATAAAAAAATAGCCATAGAAGTTCAAGGTAGACAACATCAAAAATACATTGAATTCTTTCATTCTGATAAGATTAATTTTCTGCATCAATTAAAAAGAGACAGAAAAAAAGAGATTTTCTGCGAAAAGAATGGTATAATTCTTGTTACGATTTTTGAAAACGAAGAAGTCACAACTTCTTTATTTGAATCTCAAGGTGTAATATTATAATAATAAATGAAAAAAGAACAAAACTCGGAAAATTTCAAAAATTTTAAAATACCCGAGAATTATTTTAATAAATTCTTTGAGTTCACTGGATCGGATGATTCGTCTAAAGGCTTTATAGTTGCTTACGTTTCGCAGGATGGCTGTCCAGTAATTTATACTAAAGTTGCAAGCTCCATCGTAGAGATGGGTCTAAGAAAAGCTTTAGAAAAATATTTAATTGAAGCCGAAAATAACGAAGAAAGCATTGACATGGACAACGAGTAAGCGTATTCTCTGGAAGAATGATCTTCTCTTACGAGTTAGAAACACAGTTGCTGGCTGGATTGCTTAAGTATCCAGAAAAGTATTTAGAAATATCGGCCTTCATTTCAGAAAAAGATTTTTGGAATGAAGGTTCTAAAATTAATCGTACTCTTTTTAAAGTACTAAAACAAGCCGTCGAGAATGGAGAGACGATAGACGATATAGTTTTAACACAACGTGTTAAAAGTTTAGGAATATCATTTGAAGACAATATAGAGCCTTTAGATTATATTCAATCTTTATCTCTCCGTAAAATTGCTAAAGATACCGTTTCGTCTACAGCAAAAGAACTTAAGAAGTTCACAATGAGACGAGAGATACATTCTTGCTGTTCTGATATCGGCAAGAAGATGCGCTCTCTTCCTTCTTCGACTGATTACGCTGGAATCATCGAAACAGCGGATGAAATCTATAACGGTCAAATCAATCTTTATGAAACAGGAGTAGATAGACCTGTAAATATTTATGATAAGATGGAAGATCTTATCGAAGAAAGAGGTAACAATCCAATTGATCAATTCGGTTATGAAGGCCCGCATCCAAAACTTCAAGGTATGTATGGATCGCTGCTTAGACCGGGAAACATTACAGTCGTTGTCGCTCGTTCAGGTGTTGGCAAAACGCAGTTCTGTTTAGATTTTACTACAAAAGCTTGCGCTCGTTATAATTTACCTCTTCTGCATTTTGATAATGGAGAAATGAGCGAAGAAGAATTGATCAATCGCCAATGCGCCGCACTTAGCGGAGTCCCTTTGCATTTGATCGAAAGCGGAAACTGGCGTAAAGCTGGAGAATCTATTGTTGAAAAGGTTCGCTCCGTTTGGGAAAAAGTAAGAAAGCAAAAACTTTTTTACTATAATGTCGGCGGAATGAACGTAGATGCTCAGATCAATCTTCTTAAGCGATTTTATTATTCTGAAGTAGGTCGAGGGAATCCTCTTATTTTTAATTTTGATTACATCAAGACCACTTATGAAAATTCTTCTAATAATAAAAGCGAACATCAAGTTGTTGGCGAACTAGTTGATAAGTATAAGAAATGTATTCAGCGCGAAATCATAAGTGACGCAGGTCCATGTATTTCAATGTTTACTTCAGTACAGTCTAATCGAACTGGTATTGTAAACAATCGCCAATCAGCTAACGTAGTGGATGATGAAAGCATTGTTTCTCTATCTGACCGTATTACTCAGTTTTCATCGCACATGTTTATTCTCCGCAATAAAACAAGTGATGAGCTTCAGAATGAAAAAGGATTTGGCACTCATAAATTCATTAATGTAAAAGCAAGACATTTGGGAAAAGATGTATTTAGCGCGATTAATCCTGTAAAAATGTCAGACGGCAGCTTAAAGAAGAACTTTGTAAATCTTGATTTCAATAATTTTGCTATTACTGAAAAGGGTGATCTACGAGACATTGTAGATGGTCTAAGCACAACAGCATCAGTATCAAACGACTCAGAGGACGACGTTCCGAACCTTAGCTAACATGAATATAGATCAAGAAAAAATAGAAACCATTCTTAGTCAGCTAGGCTATAGTCTTACTGACAAAGGTTCTTATTGGCAAACTAACGCTATTTACAGAGATGGCGATAATCGAACAGCTTTGCAAATCTGGAAAGACACTGGCATTTGGAGAGATTTCGTAGCAAACACCGGATACATGCCATTCAAAAAGCTATTAGCACTTAGCGCAAAAGACAATGATGTTGAAGTGGATCAATTAATCAAAGATTTAGAGAACAATGAAATATCAGATTTCGAAAGAAAACCAATTCAAAAAATGCAAGTAGATCAATTTTTCGATCACGATGAAGTTGAAACTTTATTACCTCATTATAAGTTTTATAATAATAAAGCAATTTCTGATTGCACTTTAAAGCTTTATAATGCTGGATTTTCAATGTCTGGAAAAATGAATGGACGATTCGTCTTTCCTGTTTATGATGAAAACGCCAAGGTTATTGGGATCACTGGTCGTCATCTTCTTTGGAAAAGCACTAGTTCTATTTCTAAATGGAAACATATCGGAAAGAAGGCTAGTTGGATTTACCCTATTAACTTAAAAGTAAATGGCGAATCTAAGTTTCAAAATGCCGTTGAAACTAAAAAAGAAATAGTTCTCATTGAAGGCGTAGGCGATAGTTTGGCATTGTCTGAGCAAAACATATATAATCATCTTGTTATATTCGGTCTTGAAATAAGCTCAAAACAAATCGCTTATTTAATGTCTCAAAATCTAAACAAGATAACCATATCCACGAACAATGATTCTGAAAAAATTTCAAACAGAGGATTAGAAGCTGCTATTAAAATTTATCTTAAACTGACTAATTTCTTCGACGTTTCTAAACTAGAGATTAGATTACCGCTGTCGAAAGATTTTGGCGAAATGCTTGAGAATGGGATATCAATTGATAAGTGGATTAATAAAAGGGTTAATCGCATTAGTCAAATTGAATATATCATCAAATATTTGTATAATAACAAAGATAAAAATTCATCCAGCAAGATTGAAATTTTAAAAAATTACAAAGAACAATTAGATGCCGAAAGAAACTCTATCTGCCAGTAAGATCAAGACACTTAAAGCGTGTTCTTGGCAATACTGGTGCAAGTATAACCTTAAGCTTCCTGATAAAACGAACAGTGGAGCTTTAAAAGGGGATACTGTGCATATCGTTCTTGAGTGTCTCGGCGCAAAAAGGCATAAACATAATTACAATAAGATAATAAAAGGTAAAAAAACCTTTGCTTCAAAATCTGTAAAGCGTTTGATATTAAAACATATCAAAAGAAAACAACTTAACTCAGAAGAAGATCTTGATGATATCTGTGAAATGATATTAAAAGGTTTGTATTATGATTTTTTCGGTACGAAAAACGGCGAGCCAAGCGAAATTATTTCGGAAAAAGATTTTGAAATCACCGTCGAAGCCGATGATATAAGTTATAAGATCAAAGGATTTATCGATAAGTTATTTATTTACGAAACTTCAAGTCTCGTATTAATTCGTGATTACAAAACAAACAAAAAGAAATACGAAGGCAAAGAAATAACCGATAATCTGCAAGACTATATGTATACTCTTGCTATTAGAAAACTATATCCTCATTTAAAGAATATAAAAATGGAATTCTTGTTCTTGAAACAAGATATGAATAATGGCGGCGTAATGCCTATGCAATCAAAAGATAAGTATGAACTTATTGGTTTTGAACACGAACTGACAGATTATCAAAAATACGCCGATTCTTTTAATGATAAAACTGCTTTATCTAATTTAGCGGCAAATCAAGGAATGCCTAAAGATGGCAGTTTCTCTGGAAAACTGTTGTGCGGATTTGCTAAACAGCCTAATCAGTTAAAGAAAGATGGAACTCCTATGTGGTATTGCACATATAAGTTTCCATTTAATTATTTTGCTTTATACGATTCTAAAAAGAATCTTATTAAAACAGCTTTTAATAAAAAAGATTTAGTAAAAATCCAAAAGGGAGATCAAAAAATAATTGCTGAAAACTATGCAGGATGTCCTTGTTGGCAATCGTCGCCGCCTCCTGAATCTCCTCGCAAGAAAAATAACGATGATTTCGATCTTGACAGTTTTTGAAAACTGCTGTACCTTCATGGTATATGTTGCCGTTATTTAAATCGCACTATAGTATAGGAAAATCTATACTCACATTAGATGATCCTAAAAAAGTCACAGAAAACGGCTCTGATAGTATTTTTAAAATACTCAAAGATAATTCTTTGGAGCGAATGGTGTTGATAGAAGATTCGTTAATCGGTTTCTTCGAAGCTTATAAAAGATCGAAAGAGGTTGGCGTTGATTTGATTTTTGGATTACGCCTATCATTAAGAAATTCATCTTTGGAAGATGATGCGAACTCTCAACACAAGGTAGTTATTTTTGCTAAAAATGCTAATGGATGCAAACTGTTAAACCGTATTTATTCAAAAGCTTTTTGCGATTTCACAGGATTTCTAGATTCTCAATCTTTAAAAGATCTTTGGCAAGAGAACGACTTAAAGCTTTGCGTTCCATTTTATGATTCTTTCGTTCATGTAAATAATTTCTTATTTGCTAATTGCGTTCCAGATTTTTCTTTCACTAAACCAACCATGTTTATCGAAAGGAATAATCTTGCATTTGATTACTTATTGGAATCAAAAGTGAAAGAGTTTGCATCAAATAATCAATTAACCACTGTACTAACAAAAACTATTTATTACAATCAAAGAAAAGATGCAAAAGCTTTTCAAACTTATAAAATCATCTGCAATCGATCTATAGGCAAGGAACGCAATATGCAAAAGCCAGAATTAAGTCATTTTTGTAGTGATGAATTCTGTTTTGAATCATGGAAAGAAAATCAAAATGCTACGCTTTAATAAAGAACAGAAATATATTTGTTTCGATTTTGAAACTTGCCATCTAAATCTTTTAGATTTAGAAAATAAACCTTGGCAACTTAGTTACCTCATATCTGAAGGCACTAACATTGTCCACCAATCAGATAATCATATAAAATGGAATCCACTCAACATGTCTCAGGATGCCATTACTATAACTCATTTTAGTTATGATAGATATAATTATTTAGCAAAAGATCCAGAACCTATTCTTGATGAATTTGAAAAATATTTGTATGATCCTAGCTATTTAATAGTTGGTCAGAATTTGCTTGGATTTGATGTATACATTCACAACATATACAGAAAACTTCTTGGACGCAAAAGCGATTTTTCTTTTACAGATAGAATCTTAGATACCAACTGTATAGCTAAGGCAATTAAAAAGAATTTCAAAATACAAAACAAAGAAGATCTGATTTATTGGCAATATAAGTTAAACGATTTTCGCGAAAAAGGATTAAAAACCAGCATCAAAGCTCAATTAAAGGATTACAAGATTGACTTCGATGAGAATATGTTACATAATTCAATGTACGACGTTCAGATGAATTTCAAAATTTTTATCAAACAGCTATGGCAAGTGGAGATTTAAACTTTTATAACGATTTTATAAGTTATACCGACGCAATGCTTCCCGGCGTGCGATTGCCGCAAATTAATATTGAAGAAAAGTATTATAAAAAGTTAGGGATTCCTGTTGAATCAGATAATTTTACTTTCCTTAAATCATTATGCTATGCCAGCTTGATTAATAAATCTTCCGATTATACGAATCGATTGGAGATGGAATTAGATATTTTTAAAGAACTAGATTTCGTAGATTATGTGCTTCTCAATTGGGATATTCTTAATTTTTGTCATGAAAATTCTATTCCAACTGGCCCCGGTAGAGGTAGTGCTGCTGGTTCTTTGGTGCTATTTGTTGTGGGCGTTACGAAAGTAGACCCTATCAAGTACGGACTATTCTTTGAGCGATTCGTCAGTCGATCACGCGCAAAAAAGATTATTAAAGATGGCATCACTTATCTTGATGGATCTCTTTTACCAGACGTTGATAACGACATTAGTTACGATAGACGCGCAGAAGTAATTAAGTATATTGAAAACAAACACGTTGGCAAGACTTCAAAGATTTTAACTTTGAATACTCTTTCTAGTAAACTTTGTATTAAAGAGTGCGGTAAAATCGTAGGTTCGTTTTCTGAAACAGAAGTGAATGAAGTTAGCGATTTTATTCCTAAACAGTTTGGTCGAGTCTTTGATTTAGAAGAGGCTTATAAAGCTGAAGATCGTTTTAGGGCATGGGTTGATATTAATAAACACGTATATGAAATAGCTTGTAAACTACAAGGTATTAATAAAAACACTGGAGTTCATCCATCTGGTATTGCTATTTCTTATTATGATATTGAAGAAGTATGTCCGGTACAAAAAACTTCAGAAGGCAATCTTGTTAGTGGATATGACATGAATTATGTCGCCGAACTGATGGTTAAGTTCGACGTTCTTGGTTTACGCACTCTTACTGTAGTTAGCGAAGTGTGCAAGCGCATTAATTTAGATATCACTAAGATTGATCTTGATGATCCTAATTTATACTTAAATTTTGCTGATCTTCGCACTCCTCAAGGACTATTCCAGATTGAGGCTGAAACCAACTTTAAAGTATGCAGGAAAGTTAAACCCAAGAACCTTGAACAGCTAAGTGCTGTAATCGCGATTGCAAGACCGGGAGCTTTGGATTTCGCTGATGATTATGCTTCTTATGCGTATACTGGCGACTTCAAAGTCATTCATGACTTTTTTAAAGAAGAGTTATCTTATACAGGAGGAATTCCTTTGTATCAGGAGCAGTTGATGAAAATGGCTGTTCGTTTAGGATTCACTTTGGACGAATCAGAACAGTTGCGCCGCATCGTTGGCAAAAAGAAAGTTAGTGAAATGCCAGCTTGGCAAGGAAAGATCCGTCAGAAAGTTACAGAACAAAATCTTGATCCTGCAATTGGCGACGTTTTATGGAAAGTAGCAGAAGATTCCGCAAACTATTCATTTAACAAATCGCATTCTATATCTTATTCTATTCTTGCAGCTTGGACAGCTTATTTAAAATTCAACCATCCTCAAGAGTTTTTCTTGGCTTTGCTTAAGCTATCTAAATACGAACCAGATTCTCATTTAGAAATAAATAAGATCTCAAAAGAACTCATTCAATTTGATATCGAGCTTCTGTCGCCAGATCTAGCGAAGTCAGATTTCGACTTCTCAATTGAAGGCAAAGATATTCGCTTTGGTTTAAATTCTATCAAGGGTGTTTCTGAAAAATCGCTAGAAGCTTTAAAGAGCTTTAGAGAAAGCACTACTCCAAACAAGTTTGACATATTTATTGCCGCCAAACAAGCGAGCATCAATATCGGATTGCTCTCTTCGCTTATACAAGCTGGAACTTTAAGTTCATATACTAACAAGAGATCACGCTTAGTTCTTGAAGCTCAGGCTTTCAATCTTCTCACTGACAAAGAAAAAAGATTTGTATATAATATAGCTCCCAAATACGATTACGATGTTCTCACCATCATGAGCGAGTGCGCTATAAAAACAAACATGCTTGATGAAAAAGGAAAGCCTTTCATGGGCGACAAGAGAAAAGAAACTTTTAAAAAGAAGTATCAAGAATATAAAAAGATTTACGATCAGAATAAGAACCATGAAAAATTCGCTAACTGGGTCTTTGAATATAAACTATTAGGATACACTCCTTCTACAAGATTAAAGGATATTTTAGATCAAAACGAAAGCGGATTTACAGATACTTTGGAATTTTATTCTGTATTTAAAGGTGAAACAGTAAAGGTTGTTGGCGTTATCGATGATGTTTATAAAGGCAAGACTAAGAAAACCAATGCTACCTTTTATCGTTTTCAATTAAAAGATGAAGTCGGCAGCATTAGTTGTATGTTCTTAGATGGTGGCAAGAACGCAAGATTGAGCGAATACCTTGAATCTGGATTAAAGATTCCAGATAAAGAGAATATTGTTATATTCGTAGGAAAGAAGGGCGACGATGTTTTATGGGTTGACAAGATTGGCATTATGGATAATCATATTTGTATGAAGCTATCAGACATCGAATGAAAAACTTTAACTTTACACCAAGAGCGCAAAAACTAATTAAAGTAGCTTGTGGTTTAGCTGAAGCTAGAAATAGCGGTTTTATTAATTGTCTACATTTCTTACTTGCTTTTACTAAAATCAATCAAGACCAAATAGAGCAAAACTTTTTAAAATATCGAGTTGATAAAGAGTCTTTTCAAAAACAAATTAATTCTTTCATCGAAGCTAATTACAAGATAACAACGAAAAAGATTGGAAAACCATTATTAAACGAAGAAGCTAAAAATCTTTTAAATGGCGCGAAATCTCTATCTAACAAGTTCGATCATAAATTTGTAGGTATAGAACATATATTTATTTGTCTGTTTGAAAGTCAAGATGAACTTTTTAAAAAGTTCATAGACTCTATCGACATTCCATTTAATAAAATATGCGCTGATATTGAAGAGTCTTTATTGGAAGACGATCTTATGAAAATAGAAGACGCTCCAAATATATCTGAAATGCCTAATCCAAGGATTTCAGTCTATAAGAATCTTCAACAATATTCTATTTGCTTAAATGAAATGGTGATTAATGGAAAAATTAATAATCTGCATGTAAACAGCAATTTAATCCAAAAAATATCAGAGATTTTATGCCGTAAAAACAAGAACAACCCTCTTGTTGTCGGTGAAGCTGGTGTAGGAAAAACCGCTTTAATCGAATCTTTAGCTCAGGTTATCGTTAAAGGAGAATGTTCTGACTTCCTTTTAATGAAAAGAATTTATTCTTTAGATATGCCAATGATTATTGGCGGCTGTAAATACAGAGGAGAGTTTGAAGAAAAAATCAAAAATATTTTAAAAGAAGTTTGTAACGACAATAATATTATTCTTTTTATCGATGAAATTCATACTATCATAGGAGCCGGTAATCCAGAGAACGGAATGGATGTCGCCAACATCCTGAAGCCATATTTAGCCAGAGGAGACATTAGTTGCATTGGTGCAACGACTTTCGACGAGTATAGAAAAACTATTGCCGATGATCCTGCATTGTCACGCAGATTTCAAATGATTAAGATAGAAGAGCCAAATAAAGAAGAAACCTTCGACCTTATCAAATCTACAAAACATTCTTATGAAAACTTTCACCTTGTTTCTTTTTCTGATGAAATTGTAAAATATTCTATTGATATGGCGGACAAGTATTTATCTGGACGTTTTCCAGATAAAGTGCTGGACCTCCTTGATCAAACAGGTTCTAAAATTAAATTAGGAATGTTTAAGAAAACTCCTGATATGCAAAAAATTGAATCTCAAATGAAAAAAATAAATAGTAATTTAAGTATTTCTGACACTCGAAAGCAGAAACTTCTTACTGATTTGTTATCTAAATTTGAAAAAGCTACAGTAAGAATGGTTGAAAAATGGAAAAACAAGAGATACGAAGTCTCTGAAAAAGATATTCTATCTGTTATTTCTAATAAAACTAATATACCCGTAGAAGATTTAACTAAAGAAGACTTCGAAAAGCTAAAGAAAACTAAATTAATTTTAGAAAATGAATTAATTGGTCAATCTTCGCAGATAGATCAAATATATAAATGCTTAATTCGTTCTAAAGCTGGATTCCGTGATCAAAAGAAACCTTTAGCTTCGATGTTGTTTGCTGGCCCAACAGGAGTAGGAAAAACTTTTTGCAGTAAATTGGTGGCTGAAAATCTTTACTCAAATAAGAATAGCTTTATATATATAGACATGTCGGAATATACGGATAAGACATCTATTAATAAATTAATTGGATCTAGTCCCGGCTATGTAGGATATGATAAGGGTGGCATTTTAACAGAGAAAGTGAAAAAGAACACCCATAGTTTAATCTTGTTTGACGAAATTCAAAAAGCTGATCCAGACGTTTTATTCTCTTTGCTTCAAATTTTAGAAGAAGGGAAAATCACTGATACTTTTGGAAGTGTAGTGGATTTCTCTAATTGCATTATTATAATGACGACTAATATTGGAGCGCAAGCAATTAATAATCATACAATCGGTTTTAATTCTAAAAGCAACAATATCAAGCACGATGTTGTTTCTGCGTTAAAAAACTATTTTCCAGCCGATTTATTAAACAGGATAGATGAAATAATATTATTTAATAATTTAAATGACAATCATTTAAAAAACATTATTAAAAAACAATTAGATAAATTAACGAGCGAATTAATTAATAGAAAAATAAAACTATCATATACCGACGCTGTCATTGATTTTCTTTACAGTAGAATTGAGCTAAATACTTTTGGAGCCAGACAAGTAGACAAAACTCTTCAGCGAGAACTTCATACGTTGATAGCTGAAAAAATAATCGGCGATTCAAAAGTCTCACAAATAGAAATTTCTATTCAAAACAACAATATTTGTGTAATATAATTATATGAATCAAATACCAGCTTTCTGCACCGTTAATACAGCTACATCAATTACTTGCCCAGTAGATAAAAATATCTACGTTGTCGCTGCTACAGCAGGGTTCACAGCTATGAGTCAAGCCATTACAATTTCCGCTCCAATTAGCTTTCCTGTTCCATTCATGATTAGCACAGATATAACATCTGCAACAACTAAAACTATCTTCTATTATATAGCTTAATTTACTAGAAATATCGCAAGATATTGTTAGTATCTTGCGATATATGAATCTACAGATTTACAAGCCCAACTCTAAGAATGCGGGCTGTGCAATTAGCTTCCAAATTTCACAAAAGGAAGGTCAAGAGACTCAGTTTTATGTAAACATGATCGCTCAACACTCTTGGAACGATCAAAAGAAGACTGGCTCTTTTTCTGAAAGTCGCAACGACCCTTCCAAGAACGCTTCCCTGAAGTTCAATGAATTTGAACTAGGCGAAATTATTAATGCTATCCAGCAAAAGACCGCTTATTTTACTTTTCATAATAGTGAGTCAAATAAGACTTCAATCAAGTTTTCTCCGTTTGAAAAGGTTAAGGGTCAAGGAGACAATGCTGTAAAGTATACCGCTTTCGGTTTGTCTATCACTAGGAATGGATCAGATAATTTTAAGATTCCTTTGGAACCGGGAGAATGTATTCGATTGATTTCTTTTATTAACAAGTATTATTCTATTCTGGACGACTGTCGTAAGCTCATTAAGGATTCCGCTCCAAAGACCACAAGGCAGAATGCTACCCCCGCTCCGGTAGCACAAAAGGCAAAGGCTCAAGAAGTTGAAGTCGCCACAGACGAAGTGGAGTTCTAATGCAAAAGAAAAAGGTTCTGATCCATAGCAATCATTGCAAAATGTTTACCGGCTTCGGTAAGCATAAAAAGAATTTGTTGTCTTATTTATATAAGACTGGAAAATACGAATTGTTTGAATTAAGTAATTCTCTTACTTGGAGTAGTGATTCTACTAAACTCACTCCTTGGAAGTGTGTTGGTTCTCTTCCTGACGACCAAGAACTTATTAGAGAAATACAGAAAGATCCAAAGCGTTCTCAAATGCTTGCTTATGGATCAGAAACCATTGATAAAGCTATCAATGAATTCAAACCAGATATTTATCTAGGCATAGAAGATATCTGGGGATTCAATGGATATTATGATAAACCTTGGTGGAATAAGGTCAACTGTATTATCCACACAACTCTTGATAGTGTTCCTATTTTACCAGACGCTGTGGACGCTGCGTCTAAAATTAAACATTATTTTGTATGGGCCTCTTTTGCAGAAAAAGCTTTGCATGATCTAGGCCATAAACATGTCAAAACAGTAAGAGGAAGTTTAGATGTCGATGATTTTCACAAACTGCCTTTAGATCAAACGAAGAAGCTGCGAAAACTATTTAATATTGAAGATAATTTTATAATTGGTTTCGTATTTAGAAATCAATTAAGAAAAAGCGTTCCTAATCTATTGGATGGATTTAAATTATTTTGTGATAAAAATCCATCAGCAAAAGCTAAACTATTTCTACATACCCATTGGGTAGAAGGGTGGGATATTTCCCGCCTCATAAAAGAAAAAAATATTGATAGCAAAAATATTCTAACAACTTATTTTTGCAAAAATTGTAATAATTATCATGTCAATAATTTCGTTGGAGTTAATGTCGATTGTCCATTTTGTAAAACTGCTAAAAGTTGCGAAACGACAAATATTAAAAACGGCGTAAACGAACAACAACTAAATCAAATTTACAATTTAATGGATGTTTATTGTCATCCATTTACATCTGGTGGACAAGAAATTCCAATTCAAGAAGCAAAGCTTACAGAATTAATTACTCTTGTTACTAATTATAGTTGTGGCGAAGATTGTTGTTCTGAAGAAAGCGGAGGTCTTCCTCTTGAGTGGGCTGAATATCGTGAACCGGGAACACAATTTATCAAAGCTTCTACATTGCCAAAAAGCATTGCAGAACAATTGCAAAAAGTATACGAAATGTCGTTACAAGATAAGTTGCTACTAGGAAAGAAAGCTAGAAATTTTGTACTAGAAAACTACAGCATAGAAATTATTGGAAAATTCTTCGAAGAATTATTCGACTCTTTTCCATACGTTGATTTTTCTCAAATAGATTCCACTGAAAAAGAAAAGAATATTAATTTTATTCCAGATGATTCTTTATCAAATAGAGAATGGATCGAGAGTTTATATATAAATATTTTAGGAAAAAAAGATTCTGCTGGAGTTGATCATTGGATTCAAAGATTAAATACAGACCTTAAGCGTTCAGATGTGTTGGCTTATTTTATGAAAGTTGCTACCGTAGAAAACAATTCAATCACAAAGGAAAAAATGATTTCAAGTCTATCAGAAGAAGATAACGGCAAAAGAATTGCATTCGTAATGCCAGAAAACGAAGAAGATGTAATTATAACATCATCTCTTTTGCCTTCGATTAAAGAAGAATATCCTGATCATAATATCTATTATTTTACTAAGCCTCAATATTTTGATCTGGTATCTTCAAATAAATATATTCACAAAGTATTAAGTTACTGCGATAAAATGGATGATCCATTATTTTTTGAAGGTCGCGGCGATGAAAAGAAACATTTTGAGTTCGCTTACGTTCCTTATTTAGAGACTCGTAGGCATTTAAATTTTACAAAAAATAATAAAGATAAGATTCAATTGAAAGTATATGAACATAGCTGAAAAATACGCTTTAGAATGTGGATTAAAAATCACAAAGCCTTATGTTGATTTGGCTTATTTGCCTACCTGTGAAGATAATATTATCGTCATCGACACTCGTTGCAAATATAGCGACGGTTCTTATGATTATTTTTCAGATATAGTATCTCTTATTAACCCGTTTTTGAAAGAGAATAAGATTGAAATCTTTCAAATAGCTAATGATGAAGATGTAAAGGTAGTCTCAAAACGTTGTTTTATTAAAATAAATAAAAAACAAGAAGCGTACATCATTTCTAAAGCAAAGCTACTGATAGCTAATCAAAATTATTCTTTATATTTAGCTTCGACCCTAGGTATTCCTAGCATTGGTCTTTATTCTATATTTGATTCTGACACTGTTAAACCAATTTGGAACCAGCATCTTCAAATAAACATTGATTCAGATAGGTGCGGCAATTCTCCTAGTTATGGACAATTAAACGAGTCTCCAAAAACTATTAATTTTATAAGCCCGTATCTTGTTGCGAAAAAGATTTTGGACGCATTGAATATTAAAAATGACTTAGATCGGTTTGAATTAATCCACATAGGTAAAGAATTTAACAGAAAAGTAGTAGAAATAGTTCCAAACTACACTACTGAAGAAAAATTTCTACAAGATCAATTTGTTAATCTTAGATTGGATTATTTGGATAACATGTCTCCAGAAGCTTTAAACTTTTGGATTAAAAATAGAAAAGTAAACATTATTACAAACAAGGATCTTAATTTATCCCTATTGATTCCGCACAAAAACAATATTAAAAATATAACAATTATGATTTCAGACGATGTGTCTGAAAACTTTTTGAAAAATTGTAAATATCTTGGATTTACTATTAAAATATATTGCAATCAATTGGATAATATTAGCGCATTTAGATTTAAATTTCTTAATTGGGATATACATGAAGACAAAGCTTCTATTTTATCAGATGAAATTAAATCAAAAATTAATGAAACCACAAAATTCGTCAGTTCTAAAATATTATTTTCTTCTGGAAAACTTTTTTCTTCAAAAGCTTCGTTTTTAAGAAATAGTCCTCTTGACAAATCTGGAGAACGTGTTATTCTTTCCAAAGACTTCGAAGAAGAACAAGATTATTTTAAAATTTACAATGAGCGAGAACAAGAATCCAAATCTAGTACCTCAGTCGCGTAACGCATGGGGATTAATTGAAAACATAGATTACAAAACAAATGAAGACGGCTCAATCAACTGGCGAGCGATGGTTAAACCAGAGCATCTATTCCCTAATAGAGGATGGTTTGAATCTCGTAAGCAGCAGATGCCCACTTCAATTGAAGGTCTTGCTGACAACCAGCTTCTTATCAAGCTGTCTGGCATTAAAGAGCTTGCCAAACTGCGAGGATATACAAGCGTAAAATACGACGTTGTAAAGTGCGAAGCATCTTATGTTTCAATTAAGTGTGGTATAACTTGGGTTCCAAATTATGAATCAGAGTATGAAAGTTATTATGAAGATATCGCAAACGCTACGGTCAATAACACTTCGGATTTTGCTGTCAAATTTCTGGAGACGATTGCAGCAAATCGCTCATTCGTTAGGGCTGTAAGAAACTTTCTAAACGTACACATTGTCGGTAGCGATGAAATTGACGCTTCCAAGAAAGGCACTCCTTCTGTCTTTGAAGACGATAACGATGTAGGACTTCCTTCTTCACAAGGAATGTTAGAAAAGACCGCCAAGAATTCTGGAATCAAGAGTTTTGAAGAATTTCAAGATTATCTTCGAAACGCTTGGAAGCTTGGTGTTTATAAAAATGCCGAAGCTAAAGTTTGGACTAATTATTCTGACATTCCCGCAAAAGAAGCTAGAATTTTAATGTCAATTTTAAAAGATAAATAATATGTACTACAAAGAAACTCTAAAAGTAAATATAAAGAAGTTATCTGATGATGCAATAATTCCTACTCAAGGAACAAGGTTTGCCGCTGGATATGATTTGTATGCAGCAGAAGACGCTTTAGTTAATAAAGGTTGTAGAAAGCTAATCAAGACCAACATCTCAATGGAGATCTTTCCCGGTTATTATGGACGTATTGCTCCTCGATCTGGTTTAGCTTATAAAAATGGCATTGATGTTTTAGCTGGCGTTATTGATTGCGATTATCGTGGAGATATTGGAGTTATTCTTTATAATACAGATGATAGTGCTGATTTTTCAGTAAAAAAAGGAGATAGAATAGCGCAAATAATTTTTGAATCTTGTTATGTAGTTAATTTTAATGAGATAAAAGATTTAGGTAATACGTTAAGAGAAAATAACGGTTTTGGATCTACAGGCTTATGAACGATAAACATATTAAAAAAATTTTAGATAAACAATTTAAGATAGCTAACTTAAATCTTAAATACGAAGACGTTTGTGACGATCAAACTCCAAATTGGGTAACTAAACATTCTTACGCTCCAGAAGATAATGAAAAGTGGAAGAACTGGACCATGAAGTATATGCGTGAGAAGATGAAGCTCACTAAAGACAAAGCGTTAATAGAAACAGCGTGGATGGATTTAAATTTTGGGCTTAGGACTTCAAGCGGCTCTATAAAAAACAAAAAGAAAAAGTGATAAAGAACAAAGATTTAGGTCTGTTAGATCTTTGTAAAGTTCTTGATACTGATTATATAGATTATGGAGGAAAAATATCTCGCTGGGCTGATCCTGATGCTGAGTACAACGATTGTAGCGGCGGGTGTAAGCATTTTATTCCTTTATACAATCAGAAATATAGAGATGCAGACTTTGATTACGGAGTCTGTGCAAATAAAAAAAGTAAAAGATGCGGATTACTAACTTTTGAACATCAAGCTGGTTTTGGATGTTTTGAGTTAGAAAAACTAAGGTGAGGTGGCAGAGTGGTCTAATGCAGGGCTTTGCTAAAGCCCCGTACTCCAAAAGAGTACCGAAGGTTCAAATCCTTCTCTCACCGCCAATTTAAATTGTCCGATGGTGTAACGGTAGCACAAAAGACTTTGACTCTTTTTGTATAGGTTCAAATCCTGTTCGGACAACCATTTTATAAACAAGAATTATATAAATAAAAAAACATGAGTGCTGGTAAAGGCGATAAACCAAGAAATTGTTTTAGCAAACAATATAAAGAAAATCACGATTCAATCAATTGGGGACGCAAGAATACAAAGAAAATTAAAAAAGGCCCAAATAGTGAACGATAATTCTTCAAATATACATAGAGCGGTTAATATTTTTGCCTTATCTGATAAAGATATTAAAAAATACAGCCTAGTTAAAATAGGCGAGTTATTTAAAAAAGATGATTATATATTATTGTATGACGATCAATATGTTAAAATTGGTGACTCTAATCGCCTTTTAAAGATGAAAATAACAAAAGAAAACTCCGTATATAGAACAAAGTAAAACATAAATATTATAATAGACTAACTTTTCCGTATCTATTATTTATCTGTGTAATCATAATTATGACAGCTAGACAAATGACAGTAATGATGTTTATTTTTTTGCTTACGGGATGTTCGTCCATAATAAAACCATCAAAACAAATAGATGACAATCAAAAAGTCATTGCTAAAGAAGAGAAAAAAGTAGAAGCCACTGTAGTAGAGATAGAAAAAAACAACAAAGGAAAAAGAATACAAACTTCTACTCTAGCTCAAGGTATTCAATATTCTCTTAACCAAGTAACTAATCCGCCAATTCAAGTAGATACAGCAAAGTCTTTAAATGAAAGAGTCGTTTCTATCGTCGGCTCGCCTCACATTGATGAAATAAATAGAATCAAAGCTACAGTTGATTTATTAAATTCCGCAATAGAAGAAGAACGGAAGAAAGGGTTAGAACTACTTGCTAAAAGAGATGAGGTAATTAATAAATTACAAAAAGAAAAAGTAGAGTTGAACGAACAATACGATGATCAACTTTTGCAATTAACCAGTAAAGCTAAAGAAGTCGCTAAAGAAGCGGATCAAAACAAAGCCGTACTAGATTCAATGAGCGGAATGTTTGGTCTCAACGCTGTGTTTTGGGGATTAAAAAAATTTATATTCAGTGCATTAACAACAATAGCTATATTTATAGTCGTATTTATTATTCTTAGACTTCTTGCTACAGTTAATCCAATCGCTGCCGCTGCGTTTTCTATTTTCGACATGATTGGGTCTTTATTCGTTTCTTTGTTCAAAGGTTTAACCCCTAAAGCTTTTGAAATGAACAATTTTGTTCATAAAGATAAAGTCGATGAATTTAAATCTCCTCTTGTTAAAATTATAGATGTAATCCAAGAACTCAAAGAAAAACAAAAAGAGTCTTCCGATAGAGTTTACCCATTAACTGAAATATTAAAACGTTTCGATAACGAAATGGATAGCCATGAAAAAGATTTAATCAAAGACATACTCAAAGAACAAAAGTGGATTAAATAATAATATAACGACTTTCTGCGCTTATATTTAAACGTGTAATAAGTGCAAAAGGCATAAAAATACTTGTATTTAATTAAATACAGTAACTTATTCTTTTTTTTAAAATAAAATATATAAAAATATGGCAAGTACAATTCCTTACGACCCTTCTTTAGTGCTAGGTAACCTAGTAGACCCAACCAACATTACAAATTTAAAAGCTATCGCTGATGCTCAACGACCAGTTGATGTAGCACAAGATACTTTAAATGATACCATAAGAGCAAAACAAAAGCTCCAAATGACTTATGATGAATTAGCTAATTTAGGATTGAGCGAAGATCAATTAAAACCTCTTGATGATCAAATGATTGCGCTCGATGCTGATTTGGGTAAAAATGCGGCTGATTACGCTAAAGCGGTTTTGGATTCGCAAAAAGCCATTGCGGATGGCAAATCAAAAATTGCTACTATTAACGAATCTCCTGAAAGCCCAGTTGATTGGAATAAAACTGGTATTAAAAAAATTGAATTAAGTTCAAACACAATGAACATGGACGTTCAATACATTCGTAACGAAGATGAAACGGATGGAACTAATGCTCACGCAAGCAATGTCGCTGCAAGCGTTTCTTCTGCGGTAAAAAGCGTATTTGGATTTAAAGCTTCCGCTCAAGTAGCCGGTAGTGTTGCGAGTTCAACATTACAAACCTCATCTGCACATAATATTATAGGAACTTTAGTTATTACTGCGGCATGTACGCATAAGATGGCAACTGAATTAGCTCCTTTTATTTTGGACCCAGAAAAAGCAATAAGCGCATGGAATAAAACATTTCCAAAAGACCCTATCCCTTCAGACCCCAGAGGCATTTCTTTATTGATAGATGACGACACAAATACAAATGTATTAAGTTTATTGTCTGGCAAAACTATAGGAAGTTCTTTTGTCGGTTTAGTTCATTTCGAACAACATGAAAACACCAATTCATCTCAAACTTCAAACGCTTCAACCAAAGCGGCTAATGCAGAATTTCAATATGGCGGCTGGTTTGCTAGTTACGAAGGAAAATTTGGCGTTACTAAAGACGTTAGCGATAGTGTAAAAAATCTATTTAGTAATTCAAACGTAACATCGCATTGCGCTTTAATCACTATGGGTCTTATTCCTAGTATCAAGAGCAATCTTATTACAACTACAGTTAGTAAGTTACAACCAGACGCAAAAGAAGTGATGGATCAATTGTCCGCTATTCAAGGCGCAACTGATTCTATCACTACCACTCAAGGTTCAGCCGCATCTAGTGCTAAAACTGGAAGTCAGTTTATTGAATTAAACAATAGTTATATAACTAACGTCGTTTCTAACTTAGGCATCATTGAAAACAATAATAACAAAGTAATCGATACTAACTCTTTGATGACCGCCTTTGATGATTACGTTCAACAAGCAACTAAAGGTGAAGATGGTGTACCAATCAACTTCTATTTGCGTGAAATCACTAAATCGGCTATAGCCAAAGCATGGATGAAGAAATTTGACCCATTACAAAGCTGGCAATTTAGCTCAGGAGATGACAGTGAAACTGGAGCAGACAAAACAACTAACAACTCTTAATTAATTACTTAAAAAAGAGACTAAACAATTCATGGAAATCTATTTAAAAAATAGATTTCCAAAATGTTAAAACCAGTGTAAATAAAATTACTATGCCAGAAGAATACAGTCAAAATAGTTATGATGCAGTTCTATCAAGAATGGAACAAAAATTAGACACAATTGTTGAAAATGTAGACGGCATAAAAAAAAGCCATGCGGACTTAGATAAAAGAGTTTCTAACTTGGAGTTTTTTAAATATTATTTGACTGGCATGATGGCAATAATAACAATTGGTGCAAATTATTTAATGACTAAGCTCAAAGGCGAAAGTTAAAAAAAAACAACAAAAGAGTAGAAAATTGCCGGTGGAAAACTAGCATCTTTCGATATGACACTTAATAACGTGCTAACCAATACCGCTGGTCGTTTCACAACTCTAATCGTGACGAAGAATAACAAGAGCATTACTTATTGCGCCAAGATTAATTCAGCTTCAACATCGATGGTCAGTTTTTACGATGTAAATGCTGAAGCGAATCGCAGGGTAAAGACAAGTCAAATTGCTTTCGCTCGATCTGGAAACAGCGAGTATCGAAAGGCTGGAAAGTAAAAACAACCCGCTGAGAAATCAGCGGGTTTTTTCTTGAAAAAAATCTCTTGACTTCCTAGTCTTCTTGTGTAATATTATATACCTATGATTAAGTCATTTAAGTTATTCGTCGCGTCAGTTCTAGTTTCAGTCGCAGTTTTTGCTGCGGATACTGAACCAACAGTCAATGCCAGCATTAACGCTGGTTACAACAACCATTATATCGTAAACGGTCTAGCAAAGACTAGCGGATCAGCATTTGCTGGTTTTGATATCGGAAAGACCTATTTTGGTGTGGATGGTTATGTCGGTGGTGTTATTCTTCCTGATTCTAACAGCATCGATGAATCTCACTGGAAGCTAGGTGTCGGCAAGGCTCTAAAGATCTCTGAGAAGTTCTCGCTTCGTGGTGATTTGCAAGTTCTTCGCCATCAAAGCTCAATTCTTGGAGGTCGCAATTCTACTGAAATCGCTCCAAAGATTGCCTTGGTAAATCCATATCTAACTCCTTACATCCGTGGTTCACATGACTTTAACCTTGGTCAATCAGGTTATATCGTTGGTGCTGAACGCCCAACCGATGTATTCGGATGGTTCACTCTTACTCCTACTGTCGAATACGGTAAGTTCACTGATTATGATGTCGTGGCAGTAAAGATTGGTGTTTCCCGCACCTTCTTTAATCATCTTCAACCTTATGCTGAAGTTGGATATTACGACAATAATTTTCAATCTTCCAAGTACAAGTTCGCAAGTCAAGAGTTCAGTGGCGATGTGGTGGCTGTCGCGGGAGTTCGTTGGAACTTCTAATAGTGAACGAAAATTAACCAAATAAACCGTCAACGAAAGTTGGCGGTTTTTTATTGACTTTAAACGTTTTTTAAACATAATATTCGTATGACCGAAAAAAATACCAAAAAATTAATTAATAGATTTCCTGATATTTTTAAAGATGATTTTTATTTCGAATGTGATGATGGATGGTTTGATATAATCTTCGATCTTTGTAAAGATATGCAGCATGAAATTAATAATTCCGGTTGCCAACAAGTCGTCGCGGCTCAAGTCAAAGAGAAATTTGCAGGACTTCGATTTTATGCAAGTGGCGGCAATGAAGTAACTTCCGCTATGATTCATAAATATGGAAAACTTTCGTCTAAAACTTGCGAAGTGACTGGCGGCAAAGGATATCTTTGCGAAAAACATGGATGGTATAAAACGCTGTCTACGAAATCGGCATTGCTACTGGGTTTTAAAAAATTTTAATAATTAACTTGTTTGTGACTTACAAATTCAATTTTTTATATAAAATATTTTAATGATGAATACTTTTCTAAAAAATCTTAAATCTATATTTTTAAGTGAAAATAAACAGATTAAAGAGATCGCAGATAAGCAAGCATCGTTACAAAAACAAATAGAACATATTATGTCCTCACTAACTAACCTACAAGAAGCAGTAACTCGCCTAGCTTCAATCACTGATGAAGCTGTAAAGGTACTCAACACTCCACATCCTACTGAAGAAGCTATTCAAGCTGCCGCAGACTTGATCAATGCTCAGGCAGATCGCCTACAGGCCGCTTCTGATAACGATCCAAACACTGTTGCTTAATAATTATTGTTATAAATAAGCAACCCACAGAGTTAAATCTGTGGGTTTTTATTAATTTTTTCTTGGAGGAGGCGGGCCTTTTGGTCCTCTGCGAGGTGGACCCACCTTTTTGCGATCTTCAAGGGAAATTTTAGACCTTTCTTCTCTGTCTAGCTTTCCATCTTTATTTGTATCGTATTTTTTTAGCATCTCTTCTCGAAATTCTTTCGAAATTTCAGGAGGTTTGCGACGATTTTCTCCTTGACCGGGAGGATTTTCTGGTTTACCTTGTGCGCTGAGTGAAAGAGTCAGCGCGATAATTGATAGTAGATATTTCATATCTACAATAATTGACACGTTAAACAATCAAAAAGATACAACTTTTACATTTCCTTTACAAATTTATGAAATTACTTGATTTATTTTGTTGCGCTGGTGGAGCCAGCATGGGTTACAGCCAAGCAGGATTCGAAGTGACCGGAGTTGATATTAAAGATCAACCTAGTTATCCTTTTAAATTCATTAAAGGAGATGTAATGGAAATCCTGAAAGATAAAGAGTTTCTTGGCTCATTTGACGTTATTCACGCATCACCTCCTTGTCAGGGATATAGTAACGCTACAAAGCCTGATTCAGTCTATGTTCATTACTCTCAAGGCAAAGACACGCCAAAACTAATTGAGCCAGTTCGTAATGCGTTAATTAATACTGGTAAATATTATATTATTGAAAACGTTGCTGGTGCAAAAGAATATCTCATAGAACCGTTTAGATTAACTGGTTATATGTTTGGTATGCCAATCGAACGAGCAAGATATTTTGAATGTAATTTTCCAGTCGCAGAATTAAAAAGCATTACTAAACGTGGATATTCTAAAAAATACGCCGAAGATAATGGCATTGATTATCGCGATATGAGTGTTACCGGCAAGAGTCGTCGCAAAGGCTCAATCGATGTTTGGCGCAAGGTTATGGATATGCATTGGCCTAAGCGAGGTTGGGAATTGACGGAAGCTATTCCTCCTGCATATACTAAATACATTGGCGAACAAATTTTAAAATATGAAAGCAATCTTAGAATTCAATCTACCTGAAGATCAAAAAGAATTTGAAATAGCAAATCAATCTGCTGATATGTATGCAGTGATTTGTCATCTTGCTGAAAGATTAAGAAGCTACCGCAAGCACGGTAACGATTTCGAAAATGTGAGTGAAGCTCTTAACACCATTCATACAATTTTGTATGATGAACTTAACGCTCGACGTATAAATATTCATGACTGACATACAAAAAGATATAGTAAAGTTATCTGAACAATGGCACGATCTTATTAGCGGCGATCACCATAAAGATAAAGACTGTCATTGGTATATAGAAACACGCTGGTCTTATGGCGAGCAGCCAAAATATAGAGTGTTACATCATGGATATGTCACCGATAATATAGAAATAACTTGTGTTTCTTACGAGACAGCACTAATGGAGTTAAAAACCATTTTAAAACGAGCTATTGAAAGACAAAAAGAGTTAGAAAAACTACCAAAATATAATGATTGGTAAATCCAAAGGGTTTACTCTTATAGAGATAGTATTGGCAACTACGATTTTATTATCAATAATTGCCGCGATTGTTATTAATTTTGATTCTTTCAACGGAAACAGGTATCAAGAAGCGCGAGAGAATTTAAAAACATTTTTAATAAACAAACGTCATCAAGCAGCATACCATCAAAAAGATATTGAATTATCTTTCAATGAAGAATACACTATAAACTCTCTTGAGAATCCAGATGAACTCGCCGCAATAACTAACGATTTAAAAATTATAGAATCATCTGCGACAAAAATTGTTTTTTTTCTTGACGGTACGATTGAAGAGAGCTACATTATAACCAGTTCTAATGATGGAAAAGTAACTAATACTTTTCGCATAAACGTCATTGGAAAAATAGATTATGACAAGTAAAAACGTAATATAAAGTATGGATCGTAAAGGATTTTTTAAAACTATATTCGGGGGCTTTGTCGCTGCCTCTACCGCACCATCTCTAGTCAAAGCGGAAGAGAATATTCAACCGTCAAAAGATTTTTCACTTAATAATGGCAATCTTGGTATTGGAGGATCAGATAACGTTGGATTAGGAACTAGTATGCCCATTACTAAGCTCCATGTCCACGGTATTATTTTTCATGTTAATGATCGAACGCTAGAAATGAGTGGAAATGAAAAAGGCGACTTTGAAGTCAAATGGTTAGAAGTCAAAGAAAACGAAACTGATACAAGAATCATGATCAGCAAACCAACGATTGATCCTTTTAAAACACAATTTAGAAATGACATTCGATAGTCACAATAAGAAAATAGTATTACTTTCTGATCTTCACAATAACATTGAGAAGTTCAATAAGATTATTCAGCACGAATCGGCAGACATAAATATTTGTCTTGGCGATTGGTTTGATAGTTTTAATTTGGACGAGAACGATGATTATAAAAAGACTGCTGATTATTTGATGCGATATCTGTCCGCGCCAAATAACCATACTCTTTTTGGTAATCATGATCTACATTATCTATTTAATAATCACTATACTATGTGCAGTGGGTATGAAGATAGAAAATTTTTTGCTATCGATGAAATACTAGGATCTGAGCGTCAAAATATTACCAACAAATTCAAATGGCGTTTTTGGATTGATGATTATCTTTGTACTCATGCTGGACTGTTTTCTGATTACATAGATCCATCTGTTAAAAACAATGATGACTTGAATCTATTTTTTGTGAAAGAAATAGAACGCGCAAACATTGCTTTACGGACAGATCAAAATCATTGGTTTTATTATGCTGGCCGAAGTCGAGGTGGTCCCAAGAAAGGTGGAGGAATTGTTTGGCTAGATTTTAAACAAGAGTTTCAACCTATTGAAGGATTAAAACAAATCGTTGGTCATACTTATCATAAAAATGGTAGAGTTAATCCTCACCATTTGGATGGCAATGTGAATCCAGCAGATTGCGACAATCTTTGCATTGACAATGGATTAAATGAGTATATAGTATTCAACAATGGTAAGTTAGAAATCAAGAAATTTTCAGATATATGATTAATGATAAAAATGACAATAAAGTTCAGTTGCTTGGCTATTATGGCAATGATCAAGTTCATGCTTGTTCAGCTTGGACTTCTACAAGCCGAGATTTAAACGAAGACAAGATTGGGCGAATTCCTAAACTTCTTAAGATGCTTGCTGATGCGGGACATCATACTCCTTTCGAAAAGTCTAGCATTCATTTTTTAATTGATACTGATATAGCTTCCCACATTCATCTGATAAAACATAGGGTTGGCACTTCTGTTAATGGTGAATCTGCTAGGTATAAAGAGATAAAAGAAGATAAGTATTTGATTCCTAGTGATTGGGGAGATATTGAATCTACCTTTGATAAAGAAGGAGTCCAAAATAGTAAATGGACTACAATACTTGAAGATTATACTCATCTTGGTAATACTCTTTATCATCAATGCGTTAAAGACCTTGAGCCAACTCTAGGTCGCAAGCGAGCCAAGGAATCTGCTCGATTCTTCAAGGCTTATAATTCTCAAATTCAAGCTGATGTTATGTTTAATTGGCGCAGTTTTTATCACTTCCTTGAGCTTCGCAACAAGCCTGATGCTCAGAAAGAAATCCGAGAGATTGCTGCTGAGATGTTAAATCTAGTAAAGAATATTGAAGGCAACCCCTTCCAACATACAATCGCCGCATTTGAGTTATGATAACTAAATATAATATTTTTCTTGATGATATTCGTGTTCCAACCGATGTCACTTGGGTTGATATACCAGTTGATCAACATTATTCTGTTGTACGAAGCTACAAGGAATTTGTAGATTTGATCACGTTGAGAAGAGAAGTTCCAAAGTATGTTTGTTACGATCATGATCTAGCGATGGCGATTTATATGATTGATGAAATTCCTTATAATTCTTACGATGAAAAAACCGGATATGATTGTGCTAAATGGTTAGTAAATTACTGCATGGAACGTGGAATTAAACATCCACCGTATGTTGTACATTCTATGAACCCCGTAGGAAAATCCAATATAGAATCTTATATTAATTCTTATAATAAAACACTATGAGCTATCAACTTCTATTCGATTTCGAAACACCAGAACAAAAAGAAAAACGTCTTAAAGGCTGGCACGATCAACAAGTAAAACTAGACAAGATGTTTGAAGGAAAAGCTAATGATTATTATATATATAATAAATATGTAGATCAGTTTATTGATTTTCTTCCTTATCGACTTGGATGGGGACTCAGGGGCAATTATAATGAATTGCGTTGGTGGATTAAATGCCAATATCAGAAATTCCGTTATGGAGTTTCCGATGATGAAGTTTACTCTTTAGAAACTAATATTGCTAAATATATGGTTCCTCGTTTGCAATATTTTAAGAAAAAAGGTAAGATGGGTATCCCAATGAAATTTTTGCCTAGTAATTATGACAATCTACAAGACGAAGACAGAGAAAAAGCGGAAAAGATCGGTGAAAAAGAAATCAATCGCATCTTGGATGAAATGATTTTTGCTTTTGATTATATTATCGATCCTGATAAGTATGTAACTTTTCCTAAATCGTGTAGTTGGGATATTAAAGATAAAAATTATTTCAATAGAGAAAAAAATCTTGAAGCAAAACAAGCTTGGGACGAATATACAAAAACATGCGATCAACTCGAAACTCGTAAAAAACAAGGCTTACAATTTTTCGTAGACCACATGGATATGCTGTGGATATAAATGAAACTATTATTAGCAATATTATTACTTAGTTTAGTTTATGTAATTGGATGGTATCAAATACATGGACAATTTTTATCTGAATGGTTTAAGAAGTACGAATATTATTTAATATGGATAAGCGTACCATCAACTTTAATATCTATTCGCGCAATCAAGTTAATCAATGAATATTTTAATGGATTAATTTGGCCGAATAGAATACTTACATTCAGTATCGGCATAGTATTATTTACAATTTTAACTTCTTATCATTTTGGTGAAAAATTAAACTTAAAGACCTTGACATTATTGTGCCTGTGCGCTAGTATAGTTATCCTTCAAATATTTTGGAAATGAAATTCACACCTCAACAATACGAACTCATTTGTAAAACCCGTGATGAAATTAGACATCTCAATGCCAAACAACACGCATTATATGACAATCTAACAAAAGAATTAAATATAACTATTTACGCTGAAGATTGGCTATTTGATTATATTTATAACGAGTGCGGATCAATAGACGACATAGAAGCGAGAATGTAATCGTTTTATTTATAAAACGTTATACCGTGTAACGTCTTATATAAAAAACATTATAAATCATCAACCAATCCGTAAACAAATTATGATTGAACAATCTATAGAACGTCTTCGCGCATACAATAAATGGCGCACCGGAGAAGATGACCGCACGATGGATGAAGTCGGAATCCAACCTAGCCAATTAACCGCAGATATTAAAACCGTCTGCGACGAACTCGAAAAACTAATTTCAATGTATGCAAGTCGTAATTAATACTTCTTATAGTAATTTTGCTATAAGTCCTGATGCTATATCACTTATTCAAAAAAAGATAAAAAACCCAAAAGCCAAGTCGCAAATAAATGCTTATACTTTTGATAATGATAGAAGCCATCCTTTACTTGTAGAAGCTGTGCAAAAACTTGGTGCTAAAGCCAACGGCTTGTATACTACATTAAAGATTGTGGAAATACCAGATGATGTTGAATGGCGAGTTGATGCTGTAAACGGAAAAGAAGTTATCCGAGAAAAACATCGAATTTGGCAATAGTTAGTGTATATTAAAATATAAGTTTTCATGCCAGAGTAGCTCAATGGTAGAGCAATACTTTTGTAAAGTAAAGGTTGCAGGTTCAAGTCCTGTCTTTGGCTCCATTTTTTTCTTTAATTACATTAAATATCTTTTATGATATTTAATGCAAGAGCCTGAATTAGTGAATCAAATTGTAACTTTACATTCACAAGGAGAAACCATTGAAAGAATAATGGTAACTCTTAAATGTAAAAAACATAAAGTTAGATATCATACAGACGCAACATACAAATTTTTATGTAATGAAAGAAGCAAAGCCTGCAAAAAAAAGAGTCGGCAAATAAAAAAGAAAAAGACTATTGATTTGTTTGGTGGCAAATGCCAAATTTGTTTTTATGATAAATGTCAAAACGCATTAAATTTTCATCACATAAATCCAAGTACAAAATGTTTTGAAATTTCTGATGCGTTTTTTAGATTAAATATTCCAGAAAAAGAATTACAAGAAGAATTAAAAAAATGCATTTTAGTTTGTGCAAATTGTCACAACGAAATTCATGCGGGAGTCATAGAAATTCCCAAAAACATGAAGAACCCCTTGACAATCGAAGAAAGTGTGATAGATTGTCCTTGTTCTTTCAATAATGCATCCGTAGCTCAACGGTAGAGCATCGGCCTTTTAAGCCGGGTGTTGTGGATTCGAATTCCACCGGATGCACCATTTTTTTTGTTCTTTTAAAATTTAATATGTAGTAGTTTCTGTGGGTCTTTAGCTCAATGGTTAGAGCAAAAAACTCATAATTTTTCGGTTATCGGTTCAAGTCCGGTAAGACCCACAGAGACTATTGCATATTTATTATAGTCCAATAACTCAATTGGTAAGAGTACATGCTTTATAAGCGTGAAGTTGCGGGTTCGAACCCCGCTTGGACTATGATACGGTCCATTCGTCTAGTGGTTAGGACAGTAGGTTTTCAACCTATTAACAAGAGTTCGATTCTCTTATGGACTACCAAATTTTTCCCCTTGACAGGGGCCACAGTTTCTAGTAGATTGTGCGTGTTCTTTTTATGGGGGTATAGACCAGCGGAAGAGTCAACAGACTTAAAATCTGTCAAGCGATGGTTCGAATCCATCTACCCTCACCATTTTTGTTCTTTTAATAATTTTGCAGCAATGAGGGCAGTCGTCACTAAGACGTAGTTTGGGGTACTGGAAATAATCCGGTATATTAGACAACTGAGCGACCTGATCTGCGAAAAAACATACAGTGCGCCCAAGTGATCTTGTTTTGAGTCACTTTACACTGTGAAAAAAATGGGCAATATTTTTAAAACTATTGACAATACTATAATAGAGTATAACATAGTTGTAGATTTTAGTGTTCCTGTAGCTCAGTTGGATTAGAGCAAAAGCCTTCTAAGCTTTCGGTCATTGGTTCGATCCCAATCAGGAACACCATTTTAGTTCCAGAGTAGCTCAACGGTAGAGTAGCGCACTGTTAATGCGCGTGTTGGAGGTTCGAATCCTTCCTCTGGAGCCATTTTTTAACTGGAGTATCGTATAGCAGCAATTACAGGAGACTGTAAATCTCCCGGCGCAAGCCTACG